TTGGAGTAGTTGCTGTTGCAGGATTGGTAACTGTTGCAGGAATAGCAGTTTTTGCAGTTCCTTGATTAGCAAACAAAGGTACAAGCTCTTTTACTCCTGTCATAGCGGCATCAGTTGCTGATTTCATTCCTTGCTCAGTAGCTTTAGCCGCAGCTTCTTGTGCATCTCTAGCCGCTTGTTGATATCCTGCCGCTTGCTCTAAGTCTAAGCCAACACCTATATCCCTTAATCGACTATTCTCTTGTGCTGTAAGTTTCTCAAGATTCAATAACTCTTGCCCTTGCTCTGATCTTACTTGACCTTGTCCTTGCTGAGAAGCCAAGTATATTCTACCTGCCGCCTCTGCTGCACCTCTCTCGCTCTCCTGAGCCGCTTGAGTTAGACCAAATGATGATGACAACAATCCCTCACGACTTAACTCGTAAGGTTCTTTTTGTAATCCTATTGCTTGGTAATAGTTTTTGCCCAAGTCTTTACGTGCCTCGTCAAATGCGTTCTGTGCATCTCTCTCAGCTTGTCTTTGCAAACCTCTTTGCTTTCCTGCCTGAGCAAATGACATACCTGCTGTACCTGCTGATACGGCCATTCCGCCTAATGCTATTGCTGTTGCTGTTGCTACTGCCATATTAAAATTTTTTAAGCATTTCTGCCGTGTAACTGTCTCCTTTTACATACCCTAAACTCTCGTATGTACTTATAAGTCCTTTGTGTTTAATTAACGCATATCCATACTTATTGCCTGCATTCTTTGATATGTTGGTCAATGTTTCAATCAATAAAACCAATGCTTGTTTTCTTTGTGGTTTCTTTCTATAATCTTTATTAGATATAATCCAATCTATCCAACTTGCTTTTGAATTAGTTGCGTACAAGAACCCTGCGCATATTGGAGTGTCTCCATCAAATACAATAATACCACCCTCACTATCATCAGGCAAGAAGTCTTTTGGCGGGGCATCCCAATTCCAATCCTTCCACCATCCAACAAGAATGTTGTCGTAATCTGTACTATTTAATTTGCGAATTTGTAATTCCATTTCAGTACAAATATATCATTTTTTTACGGATAACTTTTCATCACCTCTGAGCCAACTGAGAACAATTCTATTTTTCCTGCGCTACCATTTGTAAAATCAAATACACAGTAATGACCTAACACTCCGTGAGATTCAGCAATTGAATTTTTAGTGTAAAGAATATATGGGTCTTGCGTTGTTATTGGAACAGTATTAGGTAAATTTGTATTTACAATTATTCTATTTATACCTGATGTGTAATCTTGTATAATATTAGATACTTTACCTGCAAAAAATATTGAATTAGCAGGTAGTATTGCAAAATATATAGAGTCACCAATACTAATCATTCCTCCAATAGATACCAATGGCGATATTGAAAAATTAATTTGAGTAGAAAGTCCCGGCGTTACACTAATACTTTTTCCTATACCACTTGTACTTCTTATTGACAACTCTCCTGAGTCATTGTTTCTTATAAATGAAAAATAGCTTGATTCTTTTCTTTCAAAATAACCTGACTGAACTTCGCCAGAGTTCTGTAAATCAGTAACAAGACTGCCTGACCACGTTGAGTCACCTTCTAATACAATGGTCTTAAATAGTTTGCTTTCAAGTGGTGCGTCATTTATAACTGACTTTATTCTTGATGATGTAAAAGATAAAGCAGGAGTGCCTACTTTATCCCACCATTGCTGATAAAAAGTATTTCTTAAATCAGTTGCATTATGTCGGTATATGTCACCACCTTTAAACGTGTACAAGTAATTGTTCATACCAATCATCCAATCAGGATCAAATGAATAAAAAGACACCCAACCCTTTGCCGCTTCGCTATATGTTAAAGTATAAGACATAATTATTATTTTTTAATCAATACAATCACAAAAATCAAATTCAACTATCGCTACTCCTGAAATTATTACAGGTAATGTACCTGACTGAATACAAAAATTCCCTGTAAATCCTTCACTTACAACTTTTTCTAAAGTTGAACCATCACATGATGTATAAGATACAGTTACTTTTTCACTTACGTTTGTTATGCTCCATTGTTCACATGGTCCTGCACAACATCCGCAGTTTTGATTTATGCTTAATACAGCATTACCAACAAGTATATTGGGGATATCCCCATATGCAACACAAATGTCTATATCTGTGCCATCAGGATATTCTTCAACAGCAACGCTTGGAGTAAGACTACATCTACCGTATTTTAAAGTGAATGGTCCTTGATTCCCAACTACATTCCAACTAGTACAACCCTGACTACAGCAGTTAGGGCATTGTTGTAATGGAAGCAGTTTACAATTAACTAACTCTCTAACAATACCACCTCCTGCATAGAATCCATCAGGAGCACACATTGTTAATGCAGCATCAAGAAATACAGCAGTAGCTGAATAAAGGTTATCGGCATTTAAATAAAATGGTTGTGTTATTGGCATAATTTATTTTTATGGTGGCGTACATCCGCAACTATCTACAGTTAGTATAGGATTACCTTGTGTTATTTCATATTGTATATTAGGTGTACCTGCTGAGTTTATACAAATTGTTAGAGGTGGATCATCTTCTTTTAAAGTTACTTGATATAATCCGGGAGTACCACAAATTCCATTTAAAAAACCAATTACACAATCTGCTCCATTTGGATTTATTGTTATCTCTACACATTCAGAAGGTCCACAATAAGTACATTCGCAACATACAGCATTTATATCTGTAGGGTCATAACATAATCCTTGTGATACTGATGATGTTAAATCCCAAATTAAATATAGGTAATCACCCGAATAAATACTAGCAGGTACAGTAAAATCAGCATAATACAAACTTGAACTTGCAGAAACAATTGGAGTAGCTGTATAAGTATTTACATTATTTAACATTGCATTTATATCAATCGTATTATTTCCATACAATGTACTGCTTTTTAAATACTTAAACTTATCTCTGCTTGAATTTTGGTATAATCCTGTTGCAGTAATCAAATTTGTTTGCATTCTCATTGTGCTACCTCCTTGAGGGAAACCTGCATTTCCTTCAGGACCTGATACTATATTGTACCAAGAAACTAAAGGAGATGTTGTTCCACTTGCAAATGTTACAAAGTTAGACTGTAATGCGCCTGTAAATGTTCCATTTGTGTATCTATATTGAGCATCAATAGTGTCTCCTGCTTCTGAGTTTATAGTAAGAACAACCTGTACTATATTTAAAGTCTTAGCCAATGGACATGCTACATTTACACTAAGCGTAACAGCTCCTGTATATCTTATTTTAATGTTTGCAACTTCAATATTGTTAACTCCTTTTGAAAAAGAAAACAAGCCATCTTCGTCAACAAAACCCGACTCGGTATTTACTAAGTTAAAATTTGCAATTATATTAAAAGATTCACCGCTTTCTATTGATTGTATATTGTATGTTATATTAACATCTCCAACAAGAGCTCCTACATCAACACAATAATCAAACTCAGCATATCCTATTAATGGATCAATCGCATCATTAAGCGTAAGTGTTTGATTTGTTCCACATGGAATACATTGAGGACTAATAGGGAGTAATCTATCATTTGATACCAATACATACTCATTTGAGTAAGGGTCATATCCTCCAAGTTTTTGTGTATTAAAAGACCTATTGAACTCATCTCTAAACCAAGTTCTCATATTGGCATCAGAGATAACCATTAACTGCTCGTTTGAGTATGAGTCACCTCTTAATTGCAATACAACACCTCTTTTTGCATCAGTAAAATATCTATCTGAACCCCATTGTACATAACTCTCAGGATTAAAACTTATACCATATTTATCAGTACGAGCAATTTGAGTTCCCAATACTTCAGGTACTGATGTAATTGCACCCCCTGCCGCAGCATCAGACAACAAGTTTTTACCTGCTAATACGTAAGATATTTTATCTTCTTGCAAAACAAGTACATCTGTTTGTCTTCCATCCATTTTAAATATCTCGCCAAATGATGTTTCTAATTTTTTATAATTTAAAAGACCTAAATTAAACTCGTTTAACTTATTTACATTTGATTCGGCATTAAATATACCGCTATATGTAATATCAGCAAATCTATCAGCTTCTTTGTAATCTTGCGCAGATACTTGAGTTACACGATTACCTAAATTCATAGGTACACCAACAATTGAATCTCTGATTTTATAACTTTCAGCTCCGTTACCAAATGTAAAGCAGTTAAAGAATCCTGTATCAATAATTGCAGGTAGTGATGATGTTTGTGTTTGAACATTGCCTGAATGGTATCCATCTTCATCAATAGCAAAGGATAAGTCATTCTCAAAGAAAATATCAGGTAGTGAATCTTGTGGTTCTGTTTCAAATATAAAAAGATTATTAGCCCTAAATACTTGAATATTAGCAGAAGTACAAGATCGTCTTTTGTCATTTCCTCCTATACCTATTGTACAAGGGTCTGTTCCTCTTAATACCAATACAAGTTCATTGGTATCTGTAAGTCTAGCAAATTGATAATAGTTTGTACATAGAGCAGAAGGTATAGGGAAAGGTCCTGTAGACGATGTAGTCATTAATGTTGGGATATACTCATTCTCAATTGGACAACCACTTCCGCCTACATTTTTAACTCCTGAGTCTATTAATGCTTCTACATTATCTCCATTCCACCAATCAGCCATATTATCATAATTGTTTGAAGATATCAATGTCAAATCCAAAGTATACTCTCTTCTTTCACATTGTCTATTTCCTGCTCCTGCACCTCTTCTTTCAAATCTAATATTTATAACTATTTTACTTCCTGCAGGAACTGTGTAGTCAATAAACATACCCGGATTGCTTGGATCTGCAATATTCATTGGATATGTTAAAATTGCTCCTGCTCCTGCACCGGGATCTTTGCATCTGCTTTGAGATCCGGGAGCTACAGTTGAATTAGGGTCTTCAACAACAACAAAATCGTTTGGATTTATTTTCATATACACACCTGCAGGTGGAACTACATTTGTCTCAGGTTCAATAAATCCTTCTGCTTGCGATTGCGTTTCAAGTACAGTAGCATAAGTGCAAGTCTGAGTAGGACCATTTGAATCTGCTTTTACAATCAATCTATCTCCTTTCTCAATCTTTCTTGAATTTTCTCCTTCAAGTAAAAAGTAAACCTCATTATTTGTAGGACTTTTAAAAAATATTGAACTATAAATAGTTTCATAATTTTCTTGGTCAGGTTTTATAACAAACTTATACCTTGTAGCCCAATATGGAGCAATCTGTGTAGTTGGTATAGTTACTTGTATTGAGTTCTTTCTATCTGCAAAACCACATGGAATTTGCTCGGTATCGCTACGCGTACTAACCAATGCTGTTGATGACCTGTTAAATTCATCCATATATACCATACCAATTTGGTAACCACGATTACTATGTAGACTTCTTGGATTTCCTATCTCTTGAAATGTAGCTTCAGCAAATGTGTATGAGTAGTACTCGTAAGCATTTACAGTTGGAGTAGTAGTATCATCTACGTACCTCATTGCAATAATCTTAAGACCAATCACACTACTTCCCGGACTTGTAATAACTTCAACAGCTTGACCCCCTACTGATATACCACTTTTGTATTTAGTAAGTGTGCCTCCACTATAATCCAATGTTGCAGGTAGTGCACAGTTTACAGAATCTGTAAATGTTATACCTGTACATGAGTTAAAAGGGAATACTGTTTGAATATTCCCCAATGGTAACGATGTCCCTATAGCATTTTGAAACTCAACACTTGTCGCCATTTCATACACAGAATTGTAATCTTGCAATAAGAAAAAAGAAAAGTTTAAACTTAAAGATTCCGTTTGTTCAGTAGGAGTTACATCTCCTGAAAAATCAGCATGAGATATTGATAACTCCAAAGAAAGAATTGCACCCTGAACTAAATTTGCTCCTGTAAAATCAACTTCAACTACAGAATTTGGAATTGTTTTTATAATATCTATACTATACTCTCCTGATACCGTATTGTCGTCTAAACTTGATTCGCCTATAATCTCAGATATAAGTGTTGTTTGATATTCTAACTTTGTAGGAGAATTATTTTTATCAATCAAATCGTATCCTTCTACATAATTACCATACATTAATCTATTGCCCATTAATGTTTGAGATTTAGCAAATCTTGGTACGTTATCATAAAGTCTTAAAAGCTCAGATTCAGGAAGTATAGTAAATATCTTGCTATTGTCAAACGTATATTGCTTTGGAGCATTATTGCCAAATCCTGCTTGTTTTTTATTTATCTTCTCAATTACTTTTATAACATTGCTTGACATTTGTTTAAAAAGTAAGTCAACGCCAACTACCAATGGACCACCTGTATTATAAGTTATAATAGCAGTATTACAAGCATTTGTCATCCCTTCATTTAAATAACTATTTATAGTAAATTGGAAAGGCTTAGGAACAAATGATGGAGCAGACCATTGCGATGTTGCAGAATACTCGCCATCTGCGTACTTATATCTATAAGCAAAACAAATAAATCGAGTGTCCATATATGTAGACTGACTGTTTGTTGCAATAGGTTGCACTTCAGGAGATTCTAATGGGGGCTTTTTAATAACCAATATAGACTCTGCTGTAAATCCATCTACAAAAGTATTTATAGGAGGGTCATAAGTTCTTTTTATATTTATAAATCTTGGAGGATTATAGTCATCAGTAAAAAATAATAAATTTTCAATTATATTAACTCCTGTTATTAAATAATTTTCATTAAAATTTAAAACTTGAAAAGATACAACATGATAAGTTAAAATACCTGTAAGTACATTTAATGACACAATAATATCCAATTTCAAAGGACCTCCACTATAAGGATCAATAAATTCAGGATCTGTTACAAACCAATAAATAGTCTCATTTGCGTCATCAGATATTGCGCCTATACATTTTGCATTTATACTTAATGGATTAGGAGCATAAGAAGATACTAAACTAAATGCTAATCTTGAAAGAGCAATATTGCCTTTTGTATTTTCAATAACACCAACTTCAGAGTTCTCGGTAGACCCCATTCTGATATTCATAGCATCAATATACTCACCATTAGGAACAACTCTTTCGTCAAAAGTTTTGTTCATCTTTCCTGCTACGAAGTTTCTTGATAATTTTCCCATGTTATTTTATTACTTTGTCCATACCCCTCATATTCATTAACAATCTGCCGGGATGGATATTACTGATTCTTATTTTCGCATTCATTAATAAAGCCCTTCTGTCTTTCTTTGCCCTTTGCACAACATATTCTTGCACCCCAAATTTAGAGTTTAACATTTCATACTTAATGGCTGCATAAATATATTGTTCAAATAATTTATTAACCGTAACCAATGAATTATCTCCATTCTCCATACCATCAGATATATACTCAAGTATGCAAGTTTCGCCTGACATCCCTGAATCAAAATTAATAACACCTGCTTTCTTGTTTATATTGAATGTAGGGTTAAAATTAGCCGTTTCTGTGTTCAATCCAAAATGCTTACCTACCCCATAGTCGAAATACCAAATACCTTCGTAAAACCAACCATTCTGACCACTAAATTGATGTCCCTGATTTAAGTAAATACTTTTTTTAGTATTCATCAATCTATCAAAATCAATATTGGAATACTGCGGTTGTAATATATTGCCAAATTGGTCAAACAAAATCTGACCTTTGTTATCTTGTAAATATGCAGTAGAAGATAATGTTTGAATATTCTCAGACAATGGTCTAAGTACACCATTTTTATACAATGATATCCTAACCCAATTTACAAAGTCAGAAGGTAGCACATATCTAAGCGTATCTACAACACTAAGCTCCAATACTTTTATTTCTTTAAAAGCATCATAATTTAATTCTTGTATAGCACGTTTAGCATGAAATATTATTTTATACTTCTCCTCATTATTTACTAACGAATGATTCCCTGTATGCATCAATATAAAATTGTTTACAATGTCTTGTAAGCTAATATACTGATACGATCCCCAATTGGAATCCAAAGGAGTAACTCCTTCATTTTCGTAATACTTATATTGAGATATGTATGCCATAGTTTATTATTGTTGCTGACTAAATGTAGGTTGTTCGTGTTGTTCTTGAGCCATTGCAAATTGAGTAACTTCATTCTCGCGTATTGATACACCACAATACTGAAGAATCTTCATTGCTAATTTAAACTCATCTTCTTGTGGTAACTCAAAATCTTGGTAATCAAGTTGTGTTTGGTCAAATATAGGTTCTCCTCCTCCCAATGTTACATATGTCCATTTAGGTTCTTTTGGATACCTAAAGTAATTGCATTGCACTTGACCTAATTTACCAATAACAAAAGTACTTGATGTAGGATATATCTGCATTAATGTTGAATCTTGTGTATAGGCAGGGAACATTGAACTTGGAGCTGTTAAGTTAGAAAGATTAAGACCAATTATTTTACCTGCGCTAACCTTCTCAGACTCAACATAATTCTTTCCTGATACTATATAATAAGGAGTAGTTGTATTTGGGAAAATATTAGCACTTAATAAAAGCTCATCATTAGTAAGTATAGTATAAACTGTAGCTGTTTTGTTTGTAACTGAATTTACAACAATATCACCAGGATTAATTAATCCAATAAAACTAGCTGAGCTATCAATAAGTCTATCTGTTTGAACAAAAGTATTTACACTTGCATTAACTAAAATAGTTGGATAAAGCACCACTCTGTTTATCATGTATGCCTCATTGCCTGTAGTAGTAAGTGATGGTATATAAAATCTATTTCTAGTTACATCAGTATTATTATAATCAAAAGGTTTTAAAAAATCATTTACCAAAAAATACTCCAATGTTTCGCTTATAGCTTTTTGTATATCAGAGTAGTCTGTTCCTGACATACGAGTATTCTCTAGATTTGTAGTTTTATTTGCATTACTAAAATACTCTTCAAATGCTTCTAACTGAGCTTGCTTAGCATACAAATTAAAATCAGATGGAGAGATGTATCCAAAGTTATTTTTGTTCAATACAGATAATACAGTATTTCTAACCGAGTTTATCATCTATTTATTTTTTACAAATATACACAAAAAAAAGAGGTGTAGAAACACCTCTTATTAATCATTAAACTAAACAAAACAGACTATATTGAACAAGCCTCTAACATTTTTAGTGAATCAAGCCCTTCATCGCTTTTCAGGTAAGAACCTGTTGCATCGTAAGGATCATCACCAAATGGTATCGACATCATTTTTTTCTTATTTGTAGGAGTATTAAACCATACTTCTTTGTCGTTATTACGCAAAGCTAATAATTTATTCTCAAAAAATTGTCTAATTTTTGCTTGGTAATTCAACTCAGGATCGTTAATTATATTTAAAAACTCTCTTGGTTCTTGTCTAGCAAAAATTAAAATATCTCTTCTCAACTCTGCAGTAGATATTAACGAAGGGTCTTTACCAAACAATACTCTTGTAAGCATTTCAACTTGGTCAATTGATAATTGACGAGCTTCTATTAACGCATCTACTTCTATATTCATATCAGCAACTTCATCAGAAGCTTCTTTTTCTTTATCTACCTCTGTAAATGTAACACCATTTAAAGGATGGTAATGTAAGAACTCTTGTAATACAGGATTGTTTTTTGGAACACTCAAAAATCCATCTTCAAAAACAATTGGCTCAAGAATAGCATTGCCATCTTGCTCATCTTCAAATGGTGACTTTTGATTTACTGAATATCGTAATGCACGATTAACATTGTTTTTCTCATCAAACCACATCAAAGGGAATCTATGGTGGTTTCTAGATGGTAATGTATAGGATAGAGGACTACCCGATTTTAACTTGTAAATTTTATTTACAGGTACTGTAGCTTTTGTCATTTTATATAATTTGATTTGATTTTAAAAATAATTAAAAAAAGCAGGGGATTTTAATGCCCCCTGCCTTTATATTTAACCTATATACTATCCATAACGGAATAATACAAAGTTGTTTGCACCTAAAGTACATACACAACGCTCAGAAAGGAAGTTTACCTCCATTGCATCCAAGTCGCTTGTTTGAGCACCTCCGGCAGAACCTGTAATCCAAGTCTTGTATCTGCGATCTTCAGCTTCAGAAGCACGGTATCTAACGTGTAAGAATGGTCTCTTAGCGTTTTTACCCATGATTTGATCGTAAACTGAAGTAGAACCTGCAGGAACTAATAAACCTGTGATTGTACCTGTTGCAGTAGAAACAGCAGAGCTAAGACCACCACGCATTGTTGGATCGTTTAAGTATTTCCAATCAGACTTGTAGAAATCGTAACCTCTACGGAATCCTGTAAAACCTAAGTTTAACGCCATGCTTACATCGTTGTCAAATAGACCATAAGATGCAGAAGCTGCAGGACTACCACCGTTGAAACCATTCAATGTAGCTAACATGTTGTCGATGTCAAAAGACAATCCACGATTTACAAACACTACATTTTCTTCAATAGCACCTTGCTTATCCAAACGAGAAACGATTGAATCCCAATCAGTAAGTGTAGTTGGAGTACCACCACCCCATACATTACCACGATTGTTTACAACGTAGAAAACACCTTCAGAACCTGCAGTACCTGCTTGACCTACTACACCTAATTGAGCTAATGCTCCTGAACCTACTTCAGCAGGAACAGCTTCAATCATTGCAGTCTCTAAGTAATCTTCAAAGCGTAAACGAGTCTCATGCTCTGATTTCAAATACCAAAGGTATCCTGTAGCACCATTCTCAGATGTTACTTCAACCCATCCAATTTGAGCCATATCAGAACCATTAACAATGTACTTGTCTTTAATGATAATAGGCTTGTTGGTGTAGATATCGTCATCAGCTTCTAAAGAACCAATCATTCCGTTTGTTCCTTTTTTGAATTCAGAACCGTAAATGAATACAGTACATTGAGTAGCTCCACCACCTGCTATAGGGAATGTTTGACCACCTGCTTCATAATATGCAATTGTAAATGTCAATGTTCCAACAGCAGTAACAACGGCTTTGTTAAAAAGACCTGAGGTATTATTTTGAATCATTACTGTTTGTCCAACACGAATTGCAACTTGAGTAACTCCTGTATCAGCTACTGTGATTGTTGCTATATTAGAAGCAGCAGCTGCATTTGAAGTACAATTTGTGTATTTAATGTGTAAACGACCTTGTTCTGCCCATTTGATTTGGTCAGAGTTAGAAGGCATTTCAGCACCTACCATTCTTAAGAATGAAGATACCGTTCTGTTACCATAACGCTCAAATTCTTTCTCATAAGTATCAGGTAGATACTGATTCAAAAATTTGAAGTCGGTAATGTAATTTGTTGATAACGCCATTTGCTGCGGTGCCGGTTGCAACGCAAAGGTGGGGTTATTTAATAAAGCACTTGCCATTTTTTAATGTTTTAAATTTTTAAGATTTTTTTATACTTCGGATTTTTAAACTCTTCCCGGAGTCGGGGTTAACCGCTTTTACTTGCATTCCATCCGTAAAATTAGAAGCTTCAGGTGCTCTACGTTCAGACATGTTAATGTTTTTGATCTTTCGCATACTGTCTTCAGTAGCATCAGATTGTCCCTGTTCGTAGAAAAACTTAGCAAATTTATCAGGATTCATTGCAATCGCTAACGACCTGTGATATCCAACCGAATCTTTCATTAAGCCGCTTTCATCTAAAAACTTACTTATAAAGCTTGATGGATTAAGCTGTACTTTTTTTAACTCAGATGCGTCTGAAGGTGAAAATGAAAAAGCCTTGTCATTAATTTTAAACTCAAAACCTTTGAATTCATTAGTGAAAAGCTCATTTGTTTTCTGTTCAAACCATCCACGTTTTCTTTCGTTTTCTTCCTGTATGGTCTTAGCTTGTGTTGTATATTGCTTGTAAGCTTCAAACTCTTCTTTTTCCTCATTAGAAAGAGATGACCCACTTGACTCAAGAGGTATCTTGTACTTTTCTTTTTGGTCATTAAAGAATTTTTTTGCTTCAGCAACAACTTTCTTTTTTGCTATTTTTATTTTTTTAATTGTAGACTCATCATCAATATCTTCATCATATCTATAATCATCCATCAATGTTTCAATGTCATCTTCATCAAGACCTTCTTGTGTAGAAGTAAGATAATCTTTTAATAAATCATCTGAATCCATAGAATCAAAGTCTTTCTTTAGTTTAAGAAAATCTTCAAATCCTCTGCCTGTTTCTTTCTTATACTTCATATAAGCAGAAACATCTTCAGGAAGTTCTTCTGCTTCTTTTCTTTCAGCCATTAACTCTTCAAAAGAATTAATTTGCTTATTATATCTTTTACCAATAAATGAAAGAACTTTTTCTTCGCTTAAATCATCTTCAACTTGTTCAGATTCGGCTTGAACTTGCTCAGGTTCAGGTTGAACTTCTTCTGTAGGTTTTATTGAGAAATCAACTCTGCCACCACCATTTAATTCAGCTTCATGCTTTTCTAATAAAACTTGTTCTACTTCTTGAGCACTTTTTGGCTCAACTACATCTAATGATTTTACTTTAAATTCCATTTTAATTTGATTTTATTTATTACAAAATTATACATTTTTTATTACATTTTATCGAGGCTCAAATTCAGCTAAGTCAAAACCATCAAGACTGTCCTCATTTGATTCAAAATTCAACGGAGGTAAATTGTTTTTCCTTTGGTCTATTAACTTTGATTGCTGCGTATTTTGAATGCTTATTCTTTTGTCCTTAGCTACTTCTTTCTCTTTTTCTCTTTGTGTTGTATTACCAATCTCCATATCGTAAAGTCTTTGGTTATACTGAAACTCTTCTGCCATTAACTGAGATTTCAATTGAGCTTGTTGTTGCATTTTTTGCATATCAAACTGAACTTCCATTTGTTTTATTTTTATCTTAGCATTGGTTTCCATCTCAATTTTTTGCATTGCTGTTTGCCCTGCTAGTTGTTGAGATTGCATTTGTTGTTGAGCAATCATTGCTTGTTGCTGCATCTTCATCTTCTCTTCTCTATCATTCTTCTTAACTCGCTTCATCTTTAGCAATTGATTAGCAAGCTTTATATTCTTAATCTCTCTTATGTCTATAGCATCTTCAAGGTTTATGTCGCCCTTAGATAATGCCATTTGTATATTGCCTTCAAGTTGAGCTCTTTGCTCTTCGTCAGGAGACAATTCAATAAAAATACCAAAGTCGTATATGTATAAATCAGAGATGTCATTTAGTATAGAAACATTGTACTTGCCTATTTTATTTACAAAGTCATCTTTAAAGTCAGCGTACTCCAATATATCTCCAATCCTGTACGTTAATGCTTCTGCTATTGTTTTGTAAATAAATAAACCACCTTCAAGAATATGTCTTGTTGCGGTATTTGAATTTAATGCTGCCAACTTCTGTACACCAACTAATGAGTTAGGATCAGGCATTGAGCCGTCCCTAGCCTCGTTTAAGCCTGTTACAGCCCTTATCATATCCATGTAATGATTATAGTTAGTTATAAGCATTTGCGTCTTGCTTGCGCCTGAATTAGACGTAAGCTGTGTAATTGGTATTCTTGCATTATTAAACTCGCCATCTTGCGTATAACTTCTTCCTATAACACTACCTGTTTGGAAGTACAATCTTAATGCGTCTTCAGGATTGTATGCCGCACCTGTACCCAAGTCAATCTCATTTAAACCATCAGCGTCTATAAATACACCATCAGGGACAACACGAGCTATTACTTGCTGTAGTTTCAAATGACTTATCTGAATCAAATCAGCAAATGGAATCATTCTACGAACCAACGACTCGATTGCACCCTTGTACATACGAGGAGCACAAGCTACATAGTTTGGTATTGCATGTTGTGACGCTGACTTAGGTCTAACCATATTCTCAGACATCTCCCACTTCAATAAGATATTAGAACCCATTACCATTATTCCTTCATACCAAACATCAATTGTCTTTTCTAACTTCTCAAAATTACCTTCCTCCATCATTTCGTTTGGAGGATTGAATGTATCGTCTTTCTCAATTACACGAGAACCGCCATTTTCAAGTATTTTTTTCTTGTAAACAACCTTCTTAGTAGTCTTGTAATTAAAATACATTAATGTACAAGTATCTCTATTGAATAAACTGTTCTCATAGAATCTTGCTACGTTATAGTAATCATACCAACCTTGACTTTGTTGTGATATTTGTTGAAGGTCATCTTTAGTTAAAGTTTGATCTATTTTCAAAAGTTCTGTCATTGGAAGCGTTTTAATCTCACCCCAATAAAAACAATCCTTAAAGTAAGGGTCTTCAGTATAACTATAAACAATATTAGCAGGATCTACGTAAGATATTTTAACTCCTGCGCCGGGAAGAAATTCATGCTTTGCTACTCCTATACCAAGTATAGTCATATCATAGTCAACCCTTCTTCTTGTTTCATCATAATGATTCTCTTCAAAAATAGTATTTATAGCAGTCTCTTCGGCAATCTCAATAGCAGGTTTGTAGTTTAACTGCATGTATAAGTTCAACTCGTCATCAGTTTCAGGAAGCTCATCGGGGTCCATTGTAAATGCATCAACGCCTGTCTTTTCTTTTATGGTTGTCAAGATTTCTTTAGAAGCCATCTCTGACTCCATTGCATCTTGATACTTGTTTCTTTTAGCTTGAGACATAGCGTCTTGAGCATATGCTTTTACTTTAAAAAGTCTATCCGACATTCCATTTACTACAATATCAACAAACTTTGGTATAATAGGAATAGGAGTCCAATCTATATTTAAGTATGACAAATCTCCATCAATAGCCAATTCATTTTTGTATTTAGCTACAGACTGCTCGCCTCTTGCATATAATCTTAGTCTATGAAATTCTCTCCATTGGCTATAATATCTACAAGAAGTTCCGTCTTTTCTAAACCATTCATATTGAATGGCTTGACCTACTTGCAAACCAAAAGAATCAGATGCCTTCTCAGCATCTGTTGCCATTTGTGTTGGAAAATTTGTAGATACTATGTCTATTAATATATCTTTCATCGAATTATTTGACTTGTTGTACCATCATTGCTATACCTTGCGAAGTTAATACTAATTTTTGATTCTTTTTTTTCAGGAACATACATATGTTTTTGATTAGCCATAATTGCCAATCCTGAACTTATAGCCGCATCAAATTTAGTTCTGTCGTTAATATCAAACTTTGCCCAATCTTCTAATGTTCTTGTAAATGGCATTGTACCCATTTCATCTGAACCTCTATACGCACCTACTAAATCCATTCCTATGTATCGCTCAATGTAAGACTCGATTGCGGATGCATGCGATTGTTTTACATCTTCAGAAGAGTTTGGTATACCACCAAGTTCTCTTTCTGTTTTTGTTAGTTTAGCATATTGCTTATCAGGTCTATTCATACAAAAATTCCTATAACCTCTATTTTTAAAATGGTATAGTAATCTTGGTTTGTTATTCTCAATAAGCACAGGCATACCATAAAACACACAAGCCATTAATACATCTTCAAAAAATATCTCAGCCGTCTGAGGTCGTGCTATATATTCTAAAAAAAACTCGTTTGCAGGGCCTTCATCCATATGAAATTTAGTCATTCCATGTAATGCTCCATTAGAACCTCTACCCCCCACTACTGCAGATATATCATAGGGATCGCAACCAAATGAACCTATGTGCTCGTTACCGGGATAAAATAACTCTCCTCTTCTATAAACATTATTTTGTAAATGCTTATTAGGAATCCAACTTACTAAAAATCTACCATTTCTATCAGGTGTCCATACTACTGTACTATCCTTGTCTCCATCTTTCCAATGAAAAGAACCTTTTGTTATATAATGTTCTTTAATCATTGAGTCGTTATAATCAATCTGTTGGTATATTTTAGTAAGATTAAATAAAGCTTCTTTGCTTTCATCTCTAAACGCATGTGATTCAGTACGTGGAAACTGTCTATAAAACTCATTCAAAGCATCAGCATCATTTTTTAACGAATCAACCTCTGCTTCCCAATAATCTAATGCGCCATTTTTTATAACCCCCCCATCAACACCTTCTATTTCTTGCAATGGCTTTCTAAATACAGGCATGCCATATCTATCAATAAAGCCTTCCATGTTCCATTCCATAGGTATAAACAAAGCATATAGCCCTGACTTTGTTTGCCCATTAGCATTTCTTGAATGTATACGTGAATCTTCGTATAGCTTTTTAAAGTTATCTCCACCCTTGCTTAAAGCATTTGATGTAGAACCCATCATACACTTGCCAATCACTTTACTACCTAATCTCAAACAAGTTTTAGTTACCCTCCAATTGTTCAATATATTGTTTGGCTTAATCCACTTACCACTCTCGTCATGAGCCAAAAACAACAACTTCTCACCATCATAAGAGTTCTCTTCTGTATTCTTCCAATCTATTGTGGTATCCAATCCATCCATATCATTGTTGCCCACATTGTGCATGTTCTTTTTAGTAATTTTAGATGCAGGTATCCTAAATGCCAACTCAGCTTTTGGTTTATCCATGCCATCCATAATAGGTCTAAAAAAAAACGGTAATCTGTTATTTATTGGAACAACTTTGTCGGTAAACATTTTTTTAGCATCACTACCTGTTTTTGATAGGATACCAATACGAGAGTCCCTTGCAAGTGTTCCTATATTTATACACTCTGATGATGACATAAATGAAAATCCTGAACGTCTTATTTTTAAGTATATCATACCAAAAGACCTGTAGTCTGCTCTGCATGCTTCCCAAAAAATAAAATATATTCTGTTTGCTTCTCTAAAGTCAGGATAGCCAATATCAATACTTGCCCATTGAAGATACATCCAATGCGAACCTGTTATATAAGTCTTTACACCATTGTTCATAAACCAAAAACCATTCTCTCTATAATCAAACTGCTGTTCAATATAGTCTATCCAACGGTCTTTAAATTGAGGAGGCATTTCGTTCCAATGAAATATTGACTTCATTTTTGACAAATCTTTTGGTATCTCTTCTCTTTGCCAATATTGCTTTGATTTGTCTGTATCTCTTTGAGATATTTTATCAGGATATTCGGGGAGTGCTATAAGTAGACCTGATATGTTTATAATTTCACCAATCTGTCCTGTTCTTGAAATGACTACTAAGTCATACTTGTCGTTATACCCATATACCCAACTTCTTGCCTTGTTTTTCTTAACAAGTTCATTTGTAGGTACATATTCATGTGCTACACTATAAATTGTATTATTTAGACCTTCTCTCTGCAAATCCTTGTTTTGTATCTGTTTTACTAATACCTCTATCCATAGAGTCTATGTTTTCTCTTTCCAATTCAATTCTGCTTAGTATTTCAAACGCATCAAATATTGCTAACTTTTTTGACATTGCTGCATTCTTAAGTTTGTCGGCAGATAAGTCATCGTCTGAATTCATTTTTATAATGTCTTCTTCTGCAACTTTAATAAGTTGTTCAACCGCTTTATGACCTGCTGCAATTATTTTTAATTTAACTTCTTTAATGTTCATAGCTTAATGGTTATTTGATGGTCCATAATTCTATACAATTTCTCATTATCAACAGTAAATTCATACTCAGAATCAAACTTGTAACAAACAACATCTCCTGCTTTTATTCCTTTGCTAATCAAGTATTCGTTTGGGTACTTCATTATTCCCATCAATGGTTCATTAGTAAAACACTTTTTAATGTAGCACTCAACTGTAGGTAATGGTTTTACAAAACAATACTTGTCGTGCGTGTTCCACGTGGAACCTTTTTTGTACATAAAAAACTGATCCATTTCAATAAAAAAGTTGTCATCTCTAAAGAAGCTCTTGCCACTTTTTTGACGACCCTTCATATCATTGTAGTATTTAAATACATTGTGGTGAACGAGTAATATATCACCCGGAGTAATTGGACCGTTGTACCCTAAAGGGACTTCTACGACTTCTGCATATCGGTTAGAGGACATATGGTCTTCCTCTGAAGTACTAACCACTATCTCTACTCCTGATATGTCTTTTGTGTTGTCGTATCGTTTCCCCTTCAATGGCTTTGCTATGAAGTAGAATGGTGAACGCATTTAAAAATTTATATTGTATTCGATTGAAATTGGTATTGTCGAGTTAAACTCTTTCCATAAAACTACTTCATTTTTTTGATTAACTATGTAAACCAAGATAGAATTATTTTGGTCATCATGCTTTATTAGGTGAATTTCGTTAGAATCACCTAATACTTTCTGCCCTACAATGTAATGCATTGCACCTCCTTTATAATCAGGACCAACTGATATTTTTCTTATATCCATTATGGGTAAATTCTTACTTCTATAGTAGTATTAAACAATGTACTATTTATATAGTTATCACTAAAATCTTTTGATGAAACAACAATTGAATTAGCTCCTGAAATAGCTGATCTAATAGTAATTGTATCATTTGATGCGCCTGCAGACCCTGCAAGTATAAATGTTTTTGAAGCATTTAAACTTGTAGAAAATGTAGCAAAATATCTTCCTGTATTAAGGTAAGACCAAGTTACAGTTAGTCCTGTTGTATTTTCTAAAACCGTAGCAGTAGGAGCACTTGTTCCACTTTGTGTTAAAGTAGCTACGTATGAAGTATATTTACTTAATGCTAATGTTCCGCTTTCGTCAGGAAGTTGCCAATCTCTAGCAGCAGTTGGATTATCTGCTAATAAATTAGATTGAAAAGAAGAATTATAAAATTGTAAAGCACCTGAGTTTGTAGCAGTAGTGTCAACTGCTAATGCAATACCTCTACCTGTAGTATTAATTGCTGTAATAAAAACTGATGAACTTTTTTGAACTGTTAAATTGTTTGAAAACAATGTTTGAGAAGAGTATAATCTTATTTGCTCTACATTGTTTCTTTTAATAATAACATCAGCATTATCTGTTGTTCCTATAAAATTTGCTACGCCTAATCCTGTATTTCCTAATGTAGACCAACTACCACCACCTGTTATATCCGATAACATTGCAAATGTTCCACTCTTATCAGGGAAAGTATAAAGACGGTCTGCAGTAAGTCCTCCATATCCTAATCTAGTCATAAAATTTTCTCCTGCAAATACAGCCATATTGTTACTTGTAGCTGTAGCATTGTATCCAAATAAATTAACATGACTATAAGAGTTTAATGTACCTGCATCTGCACCAAAAGCATTTACATGAAAACCCGAATTGCTTACTGCAGCACCACTACCTAAAGCATTTATATGATAACCTGAATTGCTAGTAGCTGCAGTTGAACCTACAGCGTTTACATAAAAACCTGTATTGCTTAATGCTGCTTGATATCCTAAAGCATTTACTTCATTACCTGTATTACCTTGTGCTGCACCTGCTCCAAATGCATTTACATTATTCCCTGTATTACTTAATCCTGCAAGAGTACCTTGATAATTTCTACCATTAGTTAAAGCATGGTCAAAGTCTAAAACTTGTTGTAATGTTTGCGTTCCTGTTGGACCTGTTGCACCTGTTGGACCTGTTGCACCTGTAGGCCCTTGAGCACCTGTCGCACCTGCAGGACCTTGTGCTCCTTGTGAAGCTAACAACGCCCAATGTGTAGTATCTAAATCAGGAGTAATAGTACCTGATGTTGCTAATATACAAAACCATGATGCACCTCCGTAAGCCACAGCGTCATCAATGACATATGACGTACCTGACACCCATGAACTTTGCCAATTTAAACCTGCAGGACCTACAGGACCCGGAACACCTTGTGGACCTATTGGACCTTGTATACCTTGAGGCCCTGTTACAACTGATGATGACCATATTGGTATATTCCCTGTACCTTGACTTACAAGGACTTGACCTGATGTACCTGCACTTGAATTTATTAAAAACTGATTTGATATATTTATAGTATTTGTTTGAACAATACCATAAAAAACGCCATTAGCAGCATATAAAACTTTATTATTTAAATTAACATCTGCTGTTGCTCCTGTATATGGAACAAACCCACCATTTAATCCTATATAAGAAATTAACTGATTAACAGTAAAGTTTTTAGTAGCATTATTATTTGCAGTATCAGTACCAATCATCTTATCATTACCTGATATTGTTGATGGTGCTAAAGGATATGATTCTATTTTTGCCATTGTTTTTTTTATAAAATTACAAAAAATATCTCAATGATATTTTAATATAACTTACCTTTTATAATTGAATAATTTTTTACTGTATAATCGTTAAACTTAAAGTCGTTGCTACATACTGAAATATAATATTATCATCTGAGCCCCATTGTTGTATAATATTTGCAGGAACCTCTAATGTATTATGTATGTATTCTACATAAGAATCTACACCATCAACAGTTATAAGTCCTGATAATATATATGATACAACCCCCGAACTATTGAGGAAGTTATAACCACAAAAATTAACTAATGATAATAAACTCACTTGTTTTTGTCCATCAGTTGTAAAAACTGTAATTGGTTCTATTACTCTTGTATTCATTTTATTTTATTTTTAGTATAAACTCACCCAATATATAACAGGATTATTAGTTGTATTTGTTGCATGTGTCCATGATGAAGGAAGAGTTGTTTGTGATATAATATGACAAAATAATTTACCACTATTGGTAAAATCATATAATGACATAGATGTTGACATAGATGCATTTCCTAAAATAGCAGGTGTTGTTGTTGGAGTTCCACTAAATGACCAAACCATACCTATATAATAAAATCCTGCTGATACACTTGCAGCACTTGAAAATGCTTTAGATACAAGTACGTTAGCACTTGATTTAAATATTGTTCCATCATCAGGGGTAGATGCTAACAATGCTCCTGCACCTGTTACTGTATTATATGAATAAAGTCCAAAACCATTATAGTTTGCTGCAGTATAAACGCCTGCTATTGAAGACATAAACTTAACACCTGTTATAGTTGTTGCCACAGGTATATATACAGGAATTAAAAATAATCTTCCTGAAACAGCAACAGGTAAAGAAATACCTGTGGTAACTCTATTAAGACTTAAATCTAATGTTCCACCTTTAATTGTAGAACCCAAAGCTTGATAGCCTAATATATTATTATTGTTAATTGTTGCGATTGTTGCTTTACCATCAATCTGTGTTTGTATACCACTTGTTACACCTGAAACATATCCAAGTTCTGTATCTGTAACTGCACTAACAGCCACCTTACCACTTGCATTACTAATTAATGCTCTTGATGCTGTAAGATCAGAAGATGTTATTGTTGTAGCTGCTCCTGTTATAGTGGCTTGTTTTGTTCCTATCTGTGTTTGTATTGAAGAAGTTACACCTTTAACATAGCTCAACTCAGTTAATGATGGATAAGTTGCAGTTGTAAGACTCCCTATTGTACTACCTGTGCTAGTGAAATACGCTATTTCATTAATAGTTCCTGTTCCTGATACTCCTCCACCTGAAGGAATAGTTTGTGTTGTTAATTCACCATTTGAACCTGCTACTACCATTCTCGTACCACTTCCTGCTAATCTTGGAAGTATAGTATTGGTATTATCATCTTTAAATCTGATATTACCACTACCATCTGAGATTATAACATTATCAGATAATGAAGTACCTAATCCTGTTGCTTTGCCAATAATTGTATTATTAGAACCTGATGTTATAGTATTACCAACACCTGATCCTATTAATATATTATTATTTCCACTTACTAAAAATGCTGCAGCTCCATTACCTAATACTGTATTATCAGAACCTGTAGAAAATCCTAATGCCAAATAACCTATTGCAGTATTATTCTGACCATTAATTAAATTATTAAGCGTATAATTTCCTAATCCAATATTTGAATTACCATTTGTTATTTTTTGTAAACTATAATGCCCAATTCCTAAATTTTGATATGAACTAGCAGTACTTGAGTTTAATGCTAAACTTCCAAATGCCAAATTATCAAAATCAGCAACACCTCCACCAAAACCAATTGTTATATTTTGAGATGTAGACGATGTTTTTTGAATTAAAATATTATCTCTAAATGTTTTTGAACCTCCGAAAGTTTGTGTTCCTGTTGTAACAACACCTCTTGCAGATAAGGCAGCATCAGGTACATTAAGTGTTATTACAGGCGTAGTAGTACCATTGGCTACTGTAGAATTTAAATCTGTACCACTTGTGCCTAATGTCAAAGCAGCTACTGAAGTAACCGTTCCTGTTCCTGCAGGAATTGTAATTTCACCATTTACATCTGCTCCTACTCCATTTACTTTTAATGCTAAATTTCCATCTCCTAATGGAAGATAAATAGTATTAGCAGTTATAGTACCATCAGGGACATAATTAGGATAATTTAAATTACCTGTATAACCAAAAGTTCCTGTTGGATCAGAAAAATTATAATACAATCCTAAATGAGTTAGTTCTACGTTTTTTGGACTTGAACCAAGCAGATTTTTAGAAATAGATACTCTGTCACCATTAACTGCCGCTACATCTCCATTTACTAAATCATTAGCATATTGGAATCCTGTAGTTGGAGAAATTGTAACAAAATTGTTTTGTCCTGCAGAATCATACAATGTTATATTTAAATTATTCTCAGATATATTACCTGCTGCTAATACTTCTTGCAATGTTGGTGTTGTACCACTACCTGTTGCTGCAATTGTGAAACTAGGATAAGTACCTGTAATGTCTATACCTGCACCCTCGTTTAATATAACCACTTGGTCAGGCGCCGTATTTGTTATTGTAATATTTGGAGTTGTAGAAGCATCTGCAACAGATGCTGATATTCCTGTTCCCGGAGTAACAGCTACAGATGTAACCGTTCCTAATCCTAATCCACTTAATGTTACATTACCTGTTAAATCAGCAGGATTACCATTTACCGATGTAACTAAAACTCCGCTATTTGAAGGATATAAAAGTGTTTGATTAGCATAAGTATTTGGATTAATATCTACATTAAATCCATTGTTTGAATATCTTATACCACTTGCTGAATATGAAGCTGTTTTTTGTAATGAACTTTCTTGAACATCTAATTTATTTGGAAATAATGCAGATGAACTATTCAATAGATTATCAAATACATACAATCCTACATTTTGACCATACAACTTCTCTAAATCTAAAGCTATTGTAGATGTTGTGGTATTAGATAATATCAAATTCTTATTACCTGTATTGCCTTGATTTAATACATTTCTAAGTGTTTGACTACCAATATTATAAGTCCAAGACGCAGGGCTTCCACTACCATTGCTCATCAATACTTGCCCTACCAATCCTGCAGTACCACCTAAAATTAATTGATTGCCAACTATTATACTATTAGCCGTTAGATTAAAAGCACCTAAGTCTACATTTTGAGAAGCATTTACATAAGGAACAAGTAAATTATTCCCTATTGAATAACCTATATATGCCGCTAAATCACGAACAGTATAGTTTTTGGTAATCATAGAGTTATTGGCATCACTACCAATAACCTTATCATCATCAACTATAGTGCCGTCAATTACGTATGTACTTATTCTAGCCAATGACTTTTTAGTTTAATGTCAAAAGATACAATGTCTTGTCTATCAATCCCAACATCTCATCCATTATATTCTGAATCTCAGATGGATAATTGTTTCTTTCAGTATCTATAATAGATTGCAACTCCTTTAAATGAGCAGTAGCATCCATATTTTTTGATTCAGGTATAACAATCTCGCATCTTTTAAATCTACCAAAATAAGCTTCAGTAAAAGTATCAGTCAAGTCAAGAATGCCATCATAATAACCATTCAATGCTTTATGCTCTGCAAAACTTGTTGTTTGCAAATGCGCAATATGCATTGTGTCTCTTGAATGGAATAATATTCCAATAAATTTTCCCGGTGTCATATTAATCTTGTTTTTTAGTTACTTCTCCTGTTTGGATATTAATTACTGCATCAGTACCATACTTTTCAATAAGCATTTGCTCGTTTTTTGCAAACGTCATTCTTAACTCATCAATCTGCTTTAACAATCCTTGCTTTTGAAGTTCTAAATCGCCTAATCCCATCTTTGCTTTTGAGAAATCAGCGTTCATTCCTTGAATTAATTCTAATTCTTCTTGTGTAATCATTACTTGATCTTGCATTTTATTTGATTTTTAATTGTGACTAAGTTATGTTTCTTTTAATTGAGCTTCCGAAGTAGTAACCAAAAATAGATAGTACTACGCCTTCTGAAATTCCAATAAGATGTATCCATATTTCTTTATTTGCTTCAGGTATTTGTAAATAAACAATCGCATAAACGATAAAACAAAACACTCCCAACCCTATTATGCCTGTAAGATAAAAAAGAAAATCAAATTTATGCATTTTTGCAACCTCAATTTCTCTATTTCTTGCAGAAGCTTTGTCCTCAATCTCTAATGAGTACATTTCTTTAAGTTGGTCAAAGGCTATTTGCTTGTCTTCAGGTGATAACTCCTCAGAACTACCTATTAAATTCTTAACTATACCCAACACACCATTACTTGGCAATACATCTCCTACCACATTCAATATGTTTGGAGCTTTGTCTTTTAAAAACTTCCCAACCTTTGTTTCGCTAAACTTTTTTTTATCAGGCATTATTCTAAAATTTCAAAGTGCATGAAATCAAACCCCTTTTCTATTCCTAATGAAATAAATCCATGACTATAAAATATGTCAATCATTGGTTTATACTCAGGTCTTGCAAATCTAGCTGTTTTACTTGTTTCTTTTAATGTATTTCTTGCAGGATCTAAGTCAATCGCTATTCCCCAAGAATGCATTGACCACGCCGACCCGCCTCTCATCTTTCTATAGTTAAAACAACCACCAAACAAGTCAATTCCCAACTCTTTTATCTTGTCGTACCCATAATGGATAAGCAATGCGTTAAAAACTGCTTTGAACTTATCAGCAACAAGCTTATGACATCTCATTGTATTAACTGTAGTATTAGTATCCCAAGCTATTCTCATAGGGTACGGCAAATCAATACTTACTAAGTATCCTTCTCCTGTAATATTTGCAGTACCGTATTTTTTTACAACCTGTTGTGTAGTCATTCTTGTTCTTTTTTGTCTTCAGTATACTTTTTATGCACGAATTTCTTCACCTCGTTTGCTATTCTAACTACTGTATAAATTATAGTAGCCAAAAACAATATACTTTGTAAATCAGTAGGTATACTTGGAATCTGCAATGTAATCATACATATCAAATTCGCACCTAAAACCTTTGCATCTTCAAAATGTACCATATAATATTTTTTTTTAAAAAGACTACCAAAGTGCATTTACTAATGTTGCTGTAGTTCCTGTTGCTCTTAATCTTGTTACTTGAATAGGAAGTGTTGTACCTGCAGGAACTCCATTAAAAGTAAGCTGATCTCCACCTATTGTAATTACAGATACAGTACCTGTACCACCTATATACAAATAACAACCGGGATTCCCCATACTTGTTTGTGGTGACATAGCATAAACAACAAATGCTTGTGATGTTGCAGTAAATATATTTGCATTTAAAGTGAGCTGAGTTTCGCTATCAACCGAAACTACAGTAGCTGCCGTTCCTAATGTATCATTATGTACAACATCTCCTTGTCTTACATTATTTGTAATAAATGTAGCAGTAGAATCAATCAATTTGGAAGCGGTTACTGTTGTAACTGTTCCTGATTCTATTGGTGTAGGATACGCAATATCAGCATCATTTGAAGGATGCGCTCTTAACGCTCTTGTAAATGTTGTTTTAAATAAAGACATGGTTTAATTTTTTTTGTAGTTATAAGGGAAAGCCTTATTTAAAGCTTCTTTTCTTTTGTTGCATCCGCAATCTTTTTTACCAACCGAAGTTGCTACTTTATGAACGACTGCTTTTATTCCTGTAGCCGTTGTAAACTTTTCAATTGTGTCGCCTAGTCCTTTACTTTGTTGCATATGATTTGATTTTATTTGTTTTTAATAACCGACCACAAGAACCCAACTGCAGTCATAACAGCGCCAATTGTTTCTTCAACATTAGCTTCAGTTGATAAACCTTTGATAACTAATACACCACCAATAAATGTTAATGCATGTCTGATCATTCCTAATACTTGTTCTTTGTTCATAGTTTTATTTTTTAGATTTTAGATACTCTGTTTCCCATTCCTACTCTTGACTTCTCTGCTTTTTTTGAAGCCAATTGAGAAGAAGATAATTCGCTTTTTGTCTTTGGTGTTGCAGATGAAACACGTTTGCTCGGTCTGCAATACTCATTCTTACCTCCTGCCCCACAAGCTTTGCCTGATTTTGTGTCTACCCACTTCTCAGCTTGCCATCTTTTCAATGCACTACCCTCTTCCGTTTTTCTCACGCTACCTGACG